CATTCACCACCATGATCTGCGCGCGGCCGGCGAAGCATAGCCAGCACGAGCAGCAGGAGGACGTCACCAGACTGCAGGGCGGCAATAAGCTCGTATTTGACGCGCTGGTGGCTGCGCAGGCCGATCATGGGCAGGACATGCCTCAAGGTGTCGAAGCGGGCTCAGTGAGTAAATGCGTGGCCCAGAGCGCCCTTGTGGCACAGGTCCGCAAGCGCATGAGCTTCAAGGCCCCGGAAGAGGAGCAGGAGGCCCGTCAAAAGGAACTGGCCGACTTCCTGAGCCGCACCACCATGGCGCTGATCAATGCCGGCTACATGGGCCGGGATAACGATAAGCGCATCGTGTGGTGGACCGGCAAGAGCGATCGACCACGACCGCCACGTCAGCAGGAGCAGGAGCGACCACAGGCGCAGCCCGGCGCGGGCATTCCTGACGACGTGAAGAGAGAACTGGCATCAGGGGAGCCACCATTCTGATGGCTGCGATGACACCGCACGAAAAGAAGCTCTTCATCATGTGGCGCCTGGTCGAAAAGGATGACCGCGTGATCCGGCAACGCCGGTCAGAATGCGGCACCTTCCCCGATGCCGTCTGGTTTCTCCTCCCGCCCCAGACCGGCAGCGGGGCTTTCCTCGGCGCGGTGAAGTGGCTGGAGCGCAAGGGGCTGATAATCGAGAGCATCGCCCCGACCATATCAGCGGAGCCGCGCGCCAGCGGCAGCAATGACGATCTGCGCCGCTACTATCAGGGCGGGCTTGGCCACCGGGTCTATGCGGTCAGCCCAGCCGGCAGGAAGTGGTTCGAGGAGTGCATCGGGCTATGACCGGCGACCGCAACCTATTCGGGGAAGAACTACCCAGGCTTGGGGCGCCGCTCTTTGCCGAGAGATGGAGCAACCGCAAGTGCGCGTGGATCGGTCACTATTCGGGGATGGGTTACACCGCCCCATCGATCGAGGTTGCGCTGCGCGAGACGCACACGGCGAACACCATTGCCCACATGCTCAACGAGTGGGGCATCTACGCGAACGGGACGATGCATACCTATTCGAAGATCCCGGTTCCTATGGCGGCCAAGCACCGAACAATGCTGGCTGAAGAGGCCATGGGCCGCGACATGGAGATGCCAGAGCTTTGTTCGCGCATCCTGACGCAAATCGCACAAGACCGGCTCTATGCCGCGGTACTGGAGGGCTGAATGCTGGACAAGGCAACGACGAAACAATGGGACGCAAAGCTCGTCCGCTGCGCGCTGGCTGATGCATTCCGCGTGCTCGACGCCACCACCGGCCGGGTAGGGCACAAGCGCCTGAAGGCAGCCATGCCGGAATACGAATATGACCAGTCGGACATAGCCGAACAGCGCTTGATGGAAGTAGAGGCCCAACGGAAGGGCGAGACGACCATGCGCAAGCGGCTGGTGGCCAAGATCAAGCCGTCATCATGGGACATCAGCCGCTCGGACATGGTATTGTTCGGCATGGGGCAGCATAGGCCATGGCTGCGCATGGTGTCGGCCTACCCAGAGCATCAAGCCGTGCTGATTGCAGCCGTAAAGGGACAAGCGAAGCGCTACAGCGGAAGAGACGTGGCGAAGTGGCTTGGTATGCCAGAAGCGACGTTCCGCCTGCGTAGGGACTTCGCAGCTGATGTGATTGCGAAGCAACTCAACAGGTCTGGCCTGCCTGTATGGTGACACAAATGCCGGTGTTCATCGGTGACATAAACGTCGTTCGACAAGCCTGCGCAAAACCACGATAAATGGCCTCAACAGCGATACGATAGATGAATTGCAGCCGGCGCTCCTAGAGCGACCGGCTCATTCATTGATGCGGAGATGATCGGCGCGATGCCGCGCGGCCTCAAGTGCCCCCGGCACAGCCATCGCGGCAAGCCACGAGGCAAACAGTTGCGGCGGGTTCGGTTCCTCGCCGCTGATCCACTTCACCAATCGGTCAGGGTTCACGCCAGCCAGCCGAGACACCTCGGTCACGGATAGACCAAGAGCGCGCAGCTCTTCCGAGATTTGCGCGCCCGTGAGCGGGGTGAACTTGTAGCGTTTGCCATGGCCTGGCATCGGTGCCTCCTCTTTCCGTCTGGCTGTAATGAACCAGACGGCATGGTGGCCCGGTCGAATGTCGAATTAACATGGTGGCTCCTGAGATGAAATGCAGCCGTTGCAGGCGCGGTCATCGGAGCGACATGGTGGTTCGCGAGATTTGGGGGAATGCCCATCTTGGGCGGATGGCTCTGAGGCCATGGGGTAGTCTCCTGTCGGTCGGCGCAATTGCCTGATCCGCAAACAATATCAGTTCGCGGTTCGCGTCAATACGGTTTTTGCGATCGGTGCGAAAATAGTTACCGATAAGCATTTTGCGTGGGTGGAGCAGTCCGGTAGCTCGCTGGTCTCATAAGCCAGAGGTCGAGGGTTCAAATCCCTCCTCCGCAACCAAATTGCCTGGCATTGCCGAAGGCCTGCGAGCCTCGCGGGGTATTCATATAGGGGTGCTGGGCGACATCATCGAGCGCGGCGAATGACACCCATTCAAAGCCAAGAGCATTAGAACATGCTTCGCCCGCTCGTGCCCTTTCATCGGAGAGCATGACCCATGGGCGCAGTCAGCGGCTACGGCAAAACCGTGTTCCGTCAGGCCAAGGTCATCGTGGAAGAAGCCGGCGCCCACTGTCGTATGGAGACGGGAACGGGCGGCCATCCGAAACTGGTCATCGAGGGCTGGGGCCATGTGCGCAAGACGCCGGTCTCTGTCAGTCCTCGGGACGAAGGCAACGCGGTCAAGATGAAGCTGTGCGATGTGCGGCGCATCCTGCGCGAGATGAAGGCGGCGTGAGGCGCTGCAACCGGTTTTAAGCCTTTGTGGCTATTTGCGATGTGGGTAGGGCCCAATACCTGCGCCCCTCGGCGTCGTATAGCGCAACCCAAGTATTGGAGCCGTGTTTGCCATCTTCGACCAGCTGCCTGGCGATAGTCACAGCCCCCGCATCGCCTGCGGCGTCTATGGTTCTGCCAACAGGCACAGCCACCTGATCAGGGGCAGAAGAGACATCCCCGTCTCCAAAGGTAACGTAGTATTCAGCCATGCCCGTTCTCCCTAATCCAAGACACGAGAGCTTCGCCCAGGCGCTCGCCAAGGGCAAGACAGCCGATGATGCCTATGCACTGGCCGGCTTCAAGCCGAACCGGGGCAATGCTACGCGATTGAAAGCAAATGAAAGCGTGCTGAAGCGTGTCGCTGAACTGCAGGCGAAAGTCGCAGAGCGCACGGTTATCACGGCGGCGTCGATCACTGAACGCCTTCTGAACATCGCCACCAAGGCGGAAGAATCGAACGATGCCCCGATGCTTTCGGTAGCCAGGGCGTCACTCATGGACGCGGCCAAGCTTAATGGGCTGGTCGTGGACAAGCACAAGCACTCCGGCTCCATCGGAACCTATGACCTTTCCAAGGTAACGGATGAACAGCTCGATCACCTTGAATCGATCCTCGGTCCGCTTGCCGACATTGGCGGAGATCAGGGCGGAGAAGGCGAGACGACGCACTGAGCGGGAACGCGCCGACGTAGCAAAGAACGCCGAACGCATCAGGGCGGAGTGCCAGACCCTTGCCGGGTTCGTGCGCCATGCCTGGCCCATTCTGGAGCCCAAGGCCAAGCTGGTATGGGGATGGCCGCTACAGGCCATGGCTGACCATCTGGAGGCGGTTACGCGCGGGGAAATCACCCGCCTGCTGACCAACTGCCCGCCGGGTCTGATGAAGTCCCTGCTGCACTCGGTATTCTGGCCAGCCTATGAATGGGGCCCGGCCGATCTGCCGCATATGCGCTATCTCACATCGTCCTATTCGCAGGACAACGTGATGCGCGACAACACGAAGATGCGCCGCCTGGTCGAGAGCGAGTGGTATCAATCGCTCTGGCCTACGGTGCGCATGTCTGCGGACCAGAACGCCAAGGGCAAGTTCGAAAACACGGCATCGGGTGGACGTGAGGGCAGGCCCTTCGCATCCATGACCGGTGGCCGTGGTGATCGGGTGATCATCGACGATCCGCACTCAACGGAAACGGCAGAGAGCGAGGTGGAGCGCCGCAACGCGGTGCGCATCTTCCGGGAATCGATATCTGACCGCCTGAACGATCTCGACCGATCGGCCATCGTGGTCATCATGCAGCGCCTACACAGCGATGATGTCGCCGGCACGATCCTGAAGCTGGGCCTGCCATATGCGCATCTGTGCCTCCCGATGGAGTTCGAGGGGCCGACGAACAAAAAGACCATCATCGGCTTCAGCGATCCCCGTTCGCATCAGGGCGAATTGCTCTTGCCGGAGCGCTTCAGCCGAGAGGCGGTCGAGGCGCTGAAGAAGGTCAAGGGCGAATACGGTTATGCCGGCCAGTACCAGCAGCGTCCAACACCTCGCGAAGGCGGCTTATTCAAGCGCCACTGGTTCGAAGGCAAGATTCGCCGCGTAGCGCCTCCAGGAACGGTTTGGGTGCGCCATTGGGACTTGGCATCGACCAAGAGCACAACAGCCGCCAGAACGGCAGGCGTGAAGCTCGGCAGGGCTCCTGATGGCTCATACTGGGTCGCATCCTCTGTCATTGCCCAAGAAGAGGGTAACGAGGTCCGCAAGCTAATCAAGGCCACTGCAGAGCTCGATGGCAAGTCGGTCCAGATCAGTTTGCCGCAAGACCCGGGCCAGGCCGGAAAGGTGCAGGCCAAGGATATGGTCGCCATGCTCGCGGGATTCATTGCCCGAGCGGAGCCTGAGACCGGCGATAAGGTAACACGCGCCGAACCATTCTCGGTCCAGTGCGAGGCGGGCAACGTCTACCTGGTCGAGGGCGAATGGAATGAATCTTACCTTGACGAACTATGCCTGTTTCCGGGCGGTTCGTTCAAGGATCAGGTTGACGCCACGTCAGGCGCCTTTGGGCGACTGGTGACCGGCGCCAAGGGTTCGACTGCCATCTTCGGCACATATGGAACTGGATGATGACCGAAAAGCAGCCAAGCCCCGATGATCGCGCCCACGATTTCGAGGCCATGCACGACTATTGGGAGATGGTCGACGACTTCCTCCATGGCGCCGATACCGTCATCTCCAAAGGCAGGAAGTACCTGCCCAAGTTCGCCAACGAGGGCGACGACGACTACAAGGATCGGCTGAACAACGCCAAGTTCACCAATATTCTGCGCGACATCTGCGAGGATCTGGCCGCCAAGCCCTTCGCCAAGGAACTGAACTTTGCCGACGCCAAAAAGGTGCCGGAGGAGATGGTTAAGCTGGCAGAGGACATCGACGGGCGCGGCAATCACATGCACGTCTTTGCCGCCGACGTCCTGTTCTGGTCTATCCCGAATGGCCTCGACTTTATCCTGGTCGATAAGACGCGGGTGCGGGCAGGGGCGACACTGGCGGAAGAGCGTGCAGCCGGGGCAAGGCCCTACTGGTTGCGCATCCCGGCCTCCTGCATGATCGCGGCCTATACCGCCATGATCGACGGGCGTGAGCAGTTCGTGCACGTCCGGTTCGAGGAAGAGCGCTACGAGCGCGACGGGCAGTTCGGTGAGAAGGAAATCGATCGGGTTCGCGTGTTCAATCGCGAGCGCGTTGCCGGCGCCGATGGTTCCGTGACATGGGCAGCACCGACCTATGAGGTCTGGGAAGAGCGCAAGAAGGAAGGCCAGCAGGAAGAGGAGTGGGTTCTTATTCCTGAAGAGAGCGGCGTTCTGCCGATCCCCTTCATTCCTCTCGTGCCCGTCCTGACTGGCAAGCGAACCGGAACATCGTGGGAAATCCTGCCGCCGATGCGGGATGTCGTGCATCTGCAGAAGAAGCACTACCAGAACGAGACGAACCTCGAATACACCAAGAACCTGACCGCGGCGCCGATGCTGACGGCCGAGGGCGTCAATCCACCGATGACGACGCGCAATGTGTCGATCGATGGCGTCATGCAGTCCGTGGAAGAGCCGGTGAAGGTGCCGGTCGGTCCTAAGACTGTGCTCTATGGCCCGCCCGATCAGAACGGTACGCCCGGCAAATGGTCGTTCATCGAGATCAACGGCTCGTCGCTGACATTCCTGGCCGACGAGATCGGTCGCAGCGAAAAGCAGATGCGCGAGCTTGGTCGCCAGCCCCTGACAGCGCAGATGGGCAACCTGACGGTGGTCACCACGGCCTTTGCTGCCTCCAAGGGCATTTCTGCCGTTCAGGCATGGGCTCTGGGACTCAAGGACGCTCTGGAGCTGGCGTGGAAGTATACCGCGGTCTGGATGGGTCGGACGGAAGAGCCAACCATCGCCATTCACACCGACTTCGCCATCGACATGGAGTCGGACAAGGCGCCTGACTTCCTGCTGAAGCTGCGAGAGATGGAAGAGATCAGCCGCGATGCGTTGATAGCAGAGGCCAAGCGCCGCGACCTTCTCGGCCCCGAATACGACGCGGCGGCAGACCTTGAGAAGATACTTGCCGAAATACCGGCGGGTGATGTGACCCAAGATGAAATGGCCGCCCTTGGGGCGCCGCCCCCGCCGGTCGCGTAGGCGACAGACACTGATGATGATTTCAGGCCCGGCCATTGTGCCGGGCTTTTTCATGCCCTGAAGCGAATGCCATGGGCGACAGAGGCGAATGCCTCACCACAGGGCGAAGGCCCAGAAAGACGACAGATGAAGCTCAAGACGGTGACGATCGAAGGCAAAACTTACGCTGAGGTGGATGGCGACAAGCCAGTCTACGAAACCGACGACGGCAAGACGGTGGCTTTTGATGCCCCCGGCACAGCCTCGACCATTTCCCGCCTGACCGATGAATCCAAGAGCTATAAAGCCCGCGCGCAGAAGGCAGAGGAAGCCGCCAAAGCCTTTGAAGGGCTCGACGCTACCGAAGCCCGTACTGCCATCGAAAAGCTGTCCCAGATCGACGCCAGGAAGCTGGTCGAGGCCGGCGATATGGATGCAGCCATTGCGGCCGCCATCAAGCCTTATGCGGAAAAGGTACAGTCGCTCGAAAAGACCAATTCCGACCTCGGCGGCGCGCTGAATAAGTCGCTGATCGGCAATGGCTTCAGCCAGTCCAAGTTTGCGACCGAAAAGCTGACCCCGGCCGGCGTCGACCTGCTGCGCACCATGTTTGCCGACCGCATGAAGGTCGAAGATGGTGCCGTGGTGGGCTACGACCAGAACGGCCAGAAAATTTACTCCAAGGCCCGTCCAGGCGAACTGGCGAGCTTTGACGAAGTGGTTGAGACGTTTGTCGACTCCTACCCGCACAAAGACCACATCCTGAAGGGTGTCGGCGGCGGCTCTGGCGCCCAGCCGGGCGGCGGGGGCGGAGGCGGTAGCGCCAAGGTTAAGACCCAGGACGAATTCAATGCAATGCCGGCCAAAGACCGGGCTGCATTCATGAATGGCGGCGGCAAGCTCGCTGACGCCTAAGACTGCTCGCTGTGTCAGCCCGAAGGGGCGGCGGCACCGGGCCGAATGGCCTCCTTCCCAAACTCCACACCATCATAGGAGGCCACTTTGGCCAACACTCTGACGGCGCTCGCGCCGACCCTGTTCTCCGCGGCCAAGGAAGTCGCGGCTGAACCGTTTGGCGCCATCGACGCCATCAATGCCAACTTTGACGACAAGGGCGTTGCCAAGGGCGACAACGTGACTGTCACGGTCGCTCCGACCCGTTCGGCGTCCGACTTCACCCCGGCCGCTACCACTTCGACCGGCACCGATGCCACGGCCCAGGCCATCCAGGTCCAGATCACCAAGAGCCGCAAGGTTGACTGGCATCTGACCGGCGAGCAGATCCGTTCGCTCGACAATGGCGCGACCTCGGCGGAATGGATCAGCCAGCTCCTGAAGCAGGGCATGCGCACGCTGCGTAACGAAGCCGAAGCGGACTGTATCACTGCCATCAAGACCGGCGCGTCTCGTGCGGCGGGTACGGCTGGCACCAATCCCTTTGCCACTGCTCTGACGCCGCTTGCGGATGCCCGCAAGATTCTGCGCGACAACGGCGCACCGATGTCCGACCTGCAGTTTGTTGGCGACTCCACCTCGGAAGCCAACCTGCTCAAGCTCGGCGTCGTGCTCGATGCGTCCATTGCTGGTTCCGACCAGGAACGCCGCGACGGCGTTCTGCGTCGCCAGTACGGCTTCCAGATGCGCACTTCCGGCCAAATCGGCGTGCACACCAAGGGCACCGGCACGAGCTACCAGCTTTCGGCTGCTGGCGCGATTGGTGACACCACGATCAACGTTGACACTGGTTCCGGCACGCTGCTCGGCGGTGACGTCGTGACCGTGGCCGGCACGTCGCACAAGTATGTGGCGAACAGCGCGCTTTCGGGCGGCTCGTTCACCATCGGCCGGCCCGGCCTGCTTGCCGTTGAGGCCGACAACGACGCCATCACCATCGGCAACGACTACACGCCGAACCTGTGCTTCGAGCGCAATGCCGTTGTCGGCGTCATGCGCCCGCCGCTGATGCCTGAGAACCCCACCATCCAGCAGATGCTTATCTCCGACCAGTTCGGCATGACCTACCTGATGCTCGACATCAGCCAGTACGGCCAGCGGACCTGGGAACTGCACCTGGCTTGGGGCTTCAAGGCCGTCAACAGCGAGTTCATCGCCACTCTGCTCGGCTAACCCTCGATTTAGCAGCGGGACCGCTCCGGCGGCCCCGTCACCAAGTCGAGAAAGGAACCATGATGGAACTGCCCACCGTCGAGATTGTGAATGACAAGGCCAAGTCTGGCTTCACGCGTATCAACGAAGCCGACTTCGACCCCGATGTTCACACCCTGCACAAACCAGCAGCCGAGCCCGCTGGCGGCGATAACGGCAATTCTGGTGGCAACACCACGGAAGGTGCCGATGGCGTGCCTACGCCCATCCCTACCGACTGGCGGGACATGCATCACACCAAGATCATCGCCCTTGCCAAGGAACTGCATGGCGACTTCGATGCCACTGCCGACAAGACCATGACGGAACGAGCCCGGTCGATCATTGAAGCGGCGGAAGCCGATCGCGCCAACCCGCCGGCTAAGGGCTGATCATGGCAGAGATCGTCAAGTTCGCAGCGCGAGACGACGATAAGGAAGCTGTCATCGAGCTGCTAGAAACGGCGCTTGAAAAGGCGCGGGCTGGCGAAATGAACGATGTTCTGATTGTCGCGGCCATCAAGGACGAAAATGGTCCGCAGTTCTGGCACGGCTACTACGGCCAGGCCGCCTATGCCACTTTGCTCGCGGGGCTAAGTGCTGCGGAATTTGACTTGCATTACCGGCGATACAACCCGGATGAGGATTGATCATGGCTCTCGTGGTGGAAGATGGCTCCGGCCTCGCAAATGCCGACAGCTATGTGTCGCTGGACGACGCCTTGGCCATCGCCACCTCTTTCGGCCAGACCTTTGCCATCAGCGGGGACGATGAGGCTTTGGCAGAAGCGGCGCTGCGACGTGCAACGCTGTGGATCGATGCGGCATACGGCGCGCGCTTTCCGGGGTGGAAGCGCCGGTATCGCGCCCAGGCCCTTCAGTGGCCTCGGCAGGGCGCCTACGACACCAACGTCATCCCGCAGTATATCTCCGAGGATGAAGTGCCGATCGAGATCAAGCGCGCCACGGTAATCGCCGCGGTGCGGGAAAAGGCATCTCCTGGTGCGCTCTCTCCGGACATCACGCCGGGCGAGATTACCAAGCGCCTGAAGGTTGGCCAGTACGAGGAAGAATACTTCGGTGCCGGCGGCGTTGCCGACCAGCGGCCCGTCGTATCGATGGTGGACGATGTTCTAGGCTCGCTGCTGATGATCACGCGCGGCCCGGCCCTGTTCGGCAGGGCGGAGCGCGCCTGATGCGCCTAAACAATCGAGGCGCCACAAGAACAGTGCTGTTGATTGGCGGCGTGGCGATCAAAATACCAGGCGCGTGGGGCAAGTCGCGCTTGTGGGTAAGCATCTTGAATGGCCTCCTCGCCAATTGTCAGGAAGCCGAGTTTTCACGCTCGTGGATGGCCGAGCGGGGCCTTTGTCCGGTGTTGTTTAGCCTGCCCGGCGGCTTCATTCTGGTAATGAAGCGAGCTGCACCAATGACCGAAGATCAATGGGCCGACTTCGACTTTGATGCATTCGTGTACCGCAAAGACTGCACTCTGCCAGTCGAGCAGAAGCGCGATAGTTTCGGATGGGTGGACGGCAAGGTCGTAGCGGTGGATTTTGGGTCATGAGCAAAGACTGGAACAAGATCGCCGGTAAGGTGCAGAAGGCCATCGCCAAGGTGGGCGACGTATCCCAGCCCAACGGCTATCCGGCCACGATACGGCGCGTCGTTCCTGGTACGCCCGACCCAGATACACCATGGATACCCGCGACGCCTGTCATCACCTACACCCTCGTCATTGCCCTGCAGTCCGACAAGGATCTGCGGGACATCAATGGCACGCTGATCGGCATGACCAAGCGCACGGTGACGATCTCTGGCGCCGCGGATATCGCCCCGACCGATGATGACACGATCCTTCTGGGCGAGGCCCTGACGTTCGTGGATGAAGCCGATGATGCTACCCATGCGTGGGAAGAGATTATGGCCGTGAGGACATTGGCTCCGGCGGGTGTCGCTGTGCTTTATGATCTAGACCTTGGGAGTTAGGTGCAAGGAAACCCGTCGACCAGCGCGTTAAAAACCAATACAGGGGCCTCCCAATGTCGGTTGGCTGGGTTCGCCTCCAAATAGGCACAGACCACATCTCGGATCTGACTGCGCGTGACTTCGTCAGGGACACACGTCCGAAAGGCGTTCTGCTGCGTTCCCTGCAGACGGGCGGCAACAGAGAATGCATCGTGGATAGCCAGGGAATAGGCGCCCGCAAGATTTGACGAATTGCGGCACCACTCGGTGAGCTGGTTACCGTTGATGTAGTTCTGAGCCAGTACCGGCCCGCACATCAACGATGCCAGTGTCAGGGCTAGGGCTGCTCGCATCGTTCGCTCCTCATTTTCTCGTGCGAAGGAAACGCAAATGGCGTCGAACCGCAACCGGTTTGAACAGTTGCTGGACACATGGGAGCCGCGCATCCGAGATGCCTTCCTCGGAGCCACCTCCGAGATCAAGAGCCAAGTGGTGCTTAAACGCCTTGTCGAGCGCCTGGAGCGTGGTGATATCGCTGGGGCTATCGAAGTGCTGCAGATCGATGCCGAAGCCTTTGGGCGGCTCGAAATCGAGATTGCCAACGCCTACAATGCCGGCGGGATCGACATGGCCTCTGGCCTTGTTCTGCGCGATCCCAATGGCAGCCGCATCGCTTTCCGGTTCGGCGTTCGCAATCCGGAGGCCGAGGCATGGCTTCGGGACCACAGCGCCCAGCTTGTGACGCGCATCGTGGACG